GCAGGGGCGGTCGTTGTAGTCGCCCTAGGAGCCGTTGTAGTGGGCGATGCGGGACCAGCAGGGGTGGCGGGAGGGCGGACCCTGCGAGGGGTTTGCCCACCCGACTGGCGGCTACCCCGACCACGGGAAGTCCCAGACGGTCCAGCAGGAGTCCTAGGGGTGGCAGGGGTCGTAGTAGTAGGGGCAGGAGCCGTAGTGGTAGGCGCACCAGTAGGCTTAAACTGGTCAGGATTCCACACAGGCTGACCAGCGGGACCAATCGGCACAAAAGACCCATCCTGACTATTATAATTTTCGTACCGCCCAGTAGCGGGATTAAACTTAATCGGCATAAACCATCCTCCTATAATCAGTAACTAGCCAAAGACTTAATGTTCTGTGCATCCATCATAATCTTTTTGGATTTCTCAAAATTCAACTCAGTCAAAAAATCCTGAAGGTCAGCCTGCTCCGAAGCCTCAGTTGCCTGAATCTCATTCAGGTTCTCCTGAAGGATGCGTGACTCCTCGCCAAGTTCACGCTGAAGCGACTCGGCATACTTTTCCAAACCCTTGGTACGGATACCAGACTGAACATTAGGTCCACCAATACCACGGCGACCATAACTAGCAACCAAAGGCTGCGTACCCTCAGAATAGCGCCTCTGAATTTCAGCCATGTTGCGTTGTCCACGCTGCTGACCAAGCATAGCCGAATTTGCCAGAGCCTGACTACGAACCTTGCGTTTGCGGATGGCGCTAGCCTCCCGCAAACCGTAATCACCATACATATCAAAATTAGACATTACTTCTCCTGAACTTTCTTTTTCAGGTCATCAATCTCGCGCTGAAGGCGGTCCAACTCCCTAGACAGACTGTTAAATGCCTGCACAAGAACACCACTATTATCAAGACCAGTCAGCAGGGACAAAAAGGGGGGATTCCAAGCCATCACGCCACCCTGATAAGATAGTTCAGCACGGCATACGGCTGAAGGTTGTTGTGCGCCCCGCCACCACCAGTAGGCTGGTTGGTTGCGGTTTCAGGGTTGTTTGTTGCAAGCGCGGGGTTGTTGGTTGCTGTTTCGCCGCTAATTGCGGGCTGTGCATTTACCACAGCGTTCGGAGACTGCGAACCGTTGATGGAACCACCATTTGTTCCGATAGACAGATAATCATTAAGGTTGTCGTGGTTGTGCCCACCAAGTACATAAGTGCCGTTCACGAGGTGATTGTGGGCGTTCTGTGTGTGGCTGTGGGAATTCTGGGAATGGTTATGCTGATTCTGGGTATGGTTGTGTGCATCCTGAATATGGTTGTGGTTCGGCATTTCCGCAGTAGTCAGGGTGTGCGTTTTGGCACCACCAACCTCGCCCAGCGCATCAAATTCGGTCTGGGCAGCATCCAAACCAACCACAACCCGACCCTTCAGGTTCGGCAGGTTGAAAGTCGTGCTACCATCACCAACGCCGTAGGTTGTTCCGACCAGTGCAAACAGCGCCGAATACGAGGTGCGGCTGATGGCGGTGCCATCTGCCAGCATCCACTTGCCACCAGCAGGTGCAGTAGCACCAGCATACGGCACCAAACCACCCAGCGGAACAAAAGTGTTAGTCAAACCAGAATCCAGTTTAGCGGCAGTAACCGCACCAGAATCAAGGTTTACACCAGAAGAAATTGCCTCAACAAACGACTTGACAGCCGTAAAGTTGGCGTTAACCTGTGATGCGACCGCAGCCGCACCGGGAGTAAAACTATTGGGAATTGTCAAAGTAGCCATAATTATCCTTTAACCCTTCTGGGCTGCCATTTATAACCGATACTGTTAATGCCCCACGGCTTCTTCAGTTCACCCGAAAACCGCAACTGGACAGACTTGCACAAACCAAGATTCTTGGCCGTCTTAATGGAACCACCCAACACATCGTTGGACCAGTAAGAACCATACGGACTTTCACCAACAGGCTCAAACGCCCACAAACCAGTGTCCCACACCAAACCCTGTTCGGTGGCAGTCTGACTGATGGTGAATGTCCTCGCCTGAGAACCGTTCGCCTCCTGAAAATCGTGGTACACATCAACAGTAATGTTCTGTGCTGAATCCGTTTCCCGCATGACCAAATCTGGTCTGCGGAACATCTTGCGCTGAAGATACGAACCAGCATCAAACCACTTTGTCCTGTAGGCGGTACTAAAACCATCGGCAGAACCATCAACATCAATCATGTCATACGGCAAACTATAACGGTCAACAGCCAGAACACACGGAACAGTCGGATGACACATCAACCTAAACTCGTTGCCGTTGCTGTCACGGAAATCGGTTCCACCCACAACACCCTTGTTGTCGTATGTGCTAAACATTGTGTATGACCGCATAGACGGGTCAAACACAATGTTGACAGTCGGCACAATAGCACCAGTACCAGTTGTGGAATATGGCAGGGACAACCAGACCCGTCTACCAACCCACGACACGCTAATGGTTTCTGGTGCCGCCGAGTTAATGTAACCCAAGTCATAGGCGGCACGCAACGGCTCAAACAAATCCACAATCTGTGAACCATCAAAAAAATGCAGACCCTTTTGGCTGGAATAAAAATACACGCCAGTCTCGGTCTGAGCCATAGCATGATGACTGAAACAACCAATACTAGTGGACACCTCAACCAGACGGTAATCGGTGTTATCATAACCATAAAGCGCATAAATAGCGTAAGGCTTAAAAATGATAAGCACACCATTTACAACAACCAGTCCAGTAATGCCCTCTCCACCACCGAGAATGTCAAAGAAATCGTCCTTGTCCCATTTGTCTGGCAGTGACTCCATTGAAAAATGAATACGGTTACGATAATGCACACCCCCCGTTATAACATTAGCGGCAAACATTTTGTTTGAATGCACAATAATATGTTCGGCACGCATAAACCGTGGCGTAGCCAACCAGTCGCCACCATTAACAATGCCAGCAACAGCAGTGGCAAAAGTGGCAGAACCATCCCACTTGTAGGTTGAAACAGAAGAAACACCAGTGCCAGTAGCCATATACAGCGTGTTGCCCCACGGGGCAAAACACGCACCATGATTACTGTCGGTCACAATAGGGTTACCAGCCGAAAACTCAAGATTAGAAAAAGTGCCTGACACAGGTGTCCACCGCTGAACCCTGTTGCCGTTAGCCAACATCAACACGCTGTTGACACCATAAAATGGTGTCAACTTTTCTGGACTCCAAGTACCAGCCACATCAACAGGATTAATACGCGCCATACCGCCACGGCTAAAGACACCGCCACGGGGGTCAACCTCCACATTCAGCATCTCGGGCGACTCGTTATCAGCCAACTGAAACTGGTCAGACCGCAGATTCAAACCACCAGTGAAATCCTTCTGTTCATAAATCTGAATAGACACGGCTTAACCCCACTGATTACGACCAAGAGACTCCATCCATCCCTTGAAGGTCGGGCGATTAGAGGTTTTACCAGTAGACAACCTGAGCGGCATATGACTGTTCGGAATCTGGGCATTCTTCACAGCCAAAGCAACACCCTCATCAAAAGACGACTTGTAAATCTGCGCCATCGTGGTATCCTCAAGTTGCTGATACACACGACTCACAGCATAATACACCAGCGGAAAATGCAGAGTCGGCACAGCATCAACCTCGCCACCCTCAGTCTGCCAATCCAGCGGCTCACGATAACCACGACAAGTCAACACACGCGAATTATTCGGCTTCGGATACAAATGAATCTGGTCAGCCCAAACAGCATAAAACAGTGGGTCACCGTTCGTGTCGTAAGACCCAGAATAAGTCTGCTCAGCCTCGTCATAGCCAATCATGTCCAGACGGTAACCAACACCACGGTTATCCACAATGCTGACAATCTGCGACATCGGCTCATCCGTAATGGACTCAAAAGCATACGAACGAACACCAGTCTGGGTTGTGAAACTAAACGAATACTCAAGGAACGACCAACGCTTCTCGGTGTCCAAAATACGGTAATAGCCGTCCCTGATGTACAGGTTCAGCAGCGAATCAGGAAGGTCATCCGTGTCCAAATCAGTTATGTTGCGAACCGCCGTACGAATGTCGGCGGCAGTCATTGTACTATACGCCATCCGTCACCTCGGGTGTCTCCGCCTGCTTCTTCCGACTGGACCTGAGATGACCAGCACACAGAACCTCATCCTTGACACGGTTCCCCTCGCAGGTATCCTCGTTAGCGGAACACTTGTTACCACGCCCAATATAGGGTCCAGAGGCGGCGGCAAGCCGTCCGCCCGCAACGGGCGACAGGCGTTTGCCGCCAACAGGCGTACCATAATATGCGTGTGCGGGGACAGAACCAGAAATACTCATACAAATATGGTATTTGTTCTAAATATCAACTCTTTTTCGGTCTAGGGCGATTCCCGCCAAACCTGCGCCTATCAGCCGCAATTTCAGCCCTAGTTTTATCGGCCTCATAATCCGAAGTACGCCCCTTCGGTTTAGACTTA